GCTCCCTAAAAATGCCCTCCGGGGAAATTTTAAAGACCGCCGCGATATGGGTGGGGGTATGTTTTTTAGACACCCCCCTATACCCCTTTTTAGTTATGCACGGTGGTTTCGGCTTTTGATATGCCGACGAAATCACTTTTAGGAAGCTTTTTCTTTATGTTCATTTGTTTCTGATTTACTTGTAATCTTTCGATAGATGTTCTGAAAATCATAACGGATTATCTCATCAATAGCTCGCTCTACTTCCTTATTGTTCTCTTCATCTGATAATTGATCCGATGTTCGAGCAATTCGACCAAGGTAAGCAGTTGTGTGATAACCTTTTTCTTCATCGAACATGAACCATTGAGTGAACTGTTCAAACGGATCATAAGGATTATCAAAAGTTGTAAGCGCAAATCTCATCTTACTTAGTTCACTCCTTTCCATTCAAATACTTAGAAACTGTCGAAGAAGAAACCCCAAGAGCTTCCGCAATCTCTGAAGTGCTGTAGCCAGATGCGCTAAGTGCAGCGATACGATTCTGTTTCGCTGTGCTCAGAGCAGTGCTTGCACGAGGAGTCGCTCTCTGACGAATAGTATCGGTATTCGTGTTATTCAGAATTTGCGTAAGCTTGTTCTCAGAAATTGCTCCGGCCTGAATGGCTTCCCATTCTTTATCCGTAATTTCGATGTTAGATCTCTTAGCCCCAACAGAACTCCTTGCCTGTGCCAGAGCCTGCTGACTTGCCTTCTTAACTTCTGCTTTTGTCATATCCGGATTGTCTTTTCTCTTAGCCGCAACAGTAGCATTCGCCATTGTCTGAGCCTGCCTCTCTCTAGGAGCATTTGCCAAAGCCAAATCCAGCTTAGCATTTAAAGAGTTTACTTCTTCAGAATAAGTTGCCTTAGCAGACGCAGAATAAGCAATTTTACCTGTACTCATCATCTCCCTACGAGCCTGGTTAGCTAAAGACTTCATAGAATTTGCATAATCGGCATAAGCTTCTTCCTGGGGGGGACCTGAAGAAAGTGTACGGGCATCTTTTGTTTCAGCCATCTTTGTACTCTTCTGAGTTCTCACCTGAATTTTTCCATTCTTATCGACATACTCTTCCTTAACAGACTTGTATGACAAAGAACCATCTTCATTGATTGTCGGGGAACCTTTTCTCTTAAGAACCTGTGTCTCAGATTTTGCTCTTGAAATGAGGGTAGATGCACCTTCATGGTAACGACCTTCTGAATCCACATTTCCCTGATACTTCTTCTTAAGAGAAGCGATACCGTTATCGATTTCACTCTGCTTATAATCCAGTTTGTGTTTCTCGGCATCAATTACAACCATACTGTGACGAACTGCTCTCGCTAATTCATCCTGTGTGGCTCCCTTCAGAGTCATATCAGTAATCAGATTCGATACTTTACCCATTTCTGTCTGAGTATTTCTCATAATCTTATACTCTTTACCATTACGATAATAATGATCTACACCATCAGCATCCTTCTTAACTGTTCCACCATAAGCATCCTTGGTATCAAAACCTTCCAAACCTTTTAATGGAGAAGTGGAGGTAATCTTTACCTTACTCTTGGTGGAGTTGCAAGGAATTACCATTACGGTATCACCATCAAAGTCCGCTCCAGATAAACGGTCCGCATTCTTCTTATTGATACCAATCGCATCTGCCGGTGTGTTTCCGAGAACGCTCTTTCCTTCAGCCAGCTTATTGTTGACCTTCAGAATAGGAATCTCAAAAGTTCCACCATGCGGGTATCGAATCAACGCAACTGTTTCTCCATCTTTGTAGTTCGGAGCATATACCTCATTGTCTTTGATTGTTGTTAATGGGAGAATTACCTGGTACTTCTGACGAGGTAACGCCGCTGCCTGCAAATGTACGGCGGCCGCATCGCAATCGTCAGCAAATGATTTTAACAGAGCCTTCTTTACAGTAGGGTTTGTTAATGAACAGATTTCATCATATTCTGCCTGCTTATCAGCTTTTGCCAAACCTAACTGCTTTTTGATAAGTGTCAAACTCTGCTTAGAAAGAAACTGTGACGGAAGTGTCTTACTCCATTCACCCCAATCGCCTTCTTCTGCTCTCTTATTGATCAGAGAAAGAGACTGTTTTTTTCCGGTTACAGGATCTGTATACTTACCCTTTGGATCATCGTAATAGCTCTGACCTCCATGCTCCTTAATCAGGGAACCAAACGGATTATCTGGATCATCCTTAATTTTCTTGAGAACATCTTTTGTAGGAGTGCCAGACTTTTTATTAGTGTTGAAAATCACATCAACGCCATCCGGCATATTATCAGAGTAAACAGCCATACCTTTAAGGTAGTGAGTTCCATCAACCATAATACGGACCTGTGCATAATGAGAATCGCCTAAAGACAGGTCTTTCACGCCTCTACGGAGTTCAATTACACCATCCTTATCAACGCCACCTTGATCGGCATAGCGGATCTGCAAGCGCTTTGAATCCATGCTGGCCGGATACTCAAAAGATTTTCTGAAAGACTCCCCATTGTCATAGGAGATGTAGTCTCTTACAGAATGGACATTCTCGAAGTCATAAATATCTTTGTGCTCGGTTCCCGGTGGACAAATGACCTTGATATTGGTCTGCTTTCCAGGATTGGTAACCTGTGGAACGCCGCCGCCATAAATCGGATAACCTTCCAATTCCAGCATATAAAGAGCCTGGTTTAGTTTTTCTTTTGACACGCCAAGTTCTCTTTCAACGCCGGTTCCGACATCGATCATTCCCTTTTCTTCAATGAGTTTTCGCAGAACATCCGCAGTGGCCTTAGCCTGGTTCATTCTGTTTTCCGAAGTTTCGTTCAATAAAGAGCGGACAGACGAGTCATTAGCAAATCCCATCTTATAGGCAATTTCATTTAAACTGTAACCTTTTTCACGAAGACCCTTTACTGTTGCTACCTGAAGAGCACGACGTTCATCTTTAGCGAGGCTCATCTGAGTACGAAGCTGTGTGGTAGTCAAACCCATATTCTTAGCAATGTCTGTTTCGCTCATTCCGGATTTTTTTAATTCCTGAACACGACTAAGAAAATCACCGCTATGCTGATATGGATTCTCTCCAGAACCATAAGGGTAACGCCCAGAACGCCGTGGCATACCATAATGCATTAAAATATCTTCCACAATGGAATTCATAGATTACCCCTCCTGTTCTCTGATTTTCTTAATCACCTTATCAAAAGTAATAATTCGGTCCATGATTGGAACAATATCTTCAGCCGTTGGGTTATGATACAGAATTTCATTGTTCTGATAGATTCTCAATTCCATTTCAATATCCCCAGGCTTCACTTTATATTCCAAACAAAAAAGAGCGGCATATATTTCAAGCTGCTCCATGTGCGCCGGAATCTTTCCGGTCTTCAAATCGTGAATTCTTAAGAAGTTATTCCGAAACAAAATCGCATCGGCTGTACCAAAACAATTATCGGAATAGTAAAGGATCTGCTCCGGTGTCATCTTAAAGCCGATGGCATCATTCACATACATATTTAATGTCTGCTTCGATTTTGGTAATTTCTGATTGAGCATGATGCACTGTGCTGCAAATGCATGTAATACAGTCCCCTTTTGTGTGGCAAGGAAATTTCGATATGCTTCTGCAACTTTATCCTCACCATAATTTATCCAGTGATATTTACTGGCACCAAGAAAGGCGTGTTGTCCTTCAAGGTTCGAATGATTGTTGAAGTTCATCCAGTACCTCCTCTTTATTCTCTGGACATATAAATCTTGAAAACGACATCTGATTCATACGATCCACATAATATTCCTGATTCGGCTGCTTCTTTGCGCCAGCGCTTTTTTTACATTCTAAGGAAGCCCATTTGTCTTTGTGAAGAACCAGCAAATCTGGAATGCCCTGAATGTAGGTCGGGTCATTTTTCATCACGATACAACCCGGAAATCTTTCTTTCAGTTCCTTGATCAAATTTGCCTGGAACTTATTTTCCAACATAATGGAGCCTCCTTTCAATTTTCTAAAAACTCAAAAGAGGATGTGGTATTTAATAAAAATGCCTATTTATCCTCTCTCTTCATAAAAGGGCATGTTTTTTTCGCGCGCAAAAAAGAGCATAAAAAAAAAGACAGAGACACGATTAAGCATCTCTGTCTAAATATGTAGTTGTCAGCTGTTATTTCTTAAATACCGGATCAATATCCAAATCAACCATAAGCCACCGGTACACAATGTAAGAATCACATCAAGGATTAACCCAGCCGTGCTACGCTTTTTCTTTCCGCCTTTACTCATCTATCGTTTCTCCTTTCTCAGCTTCTATAGCTTTTCGATCTTTCTTAAATATCTTTCCTAAACCACTCTTAGCAGAATCCATAGTTTCAGAAACACTTTCTTTCAAACGTTCTTTCTTCTCCTGCTTCTCAGCGGCCTTCTGTTCTTTAGCCTCCTGTTTAATACGAACGTCATCATCAAATATCTTTTGGCTCTCCTCGATAACTTCAGCCGTTATGTATCTCAGACAAACAGTTGTACCGACTTTCACCTTAGCGCCCTGCTTAGGATTTGAGTCTATGACTTGGGTATCCTCGTAATCTCGATACTTTGGATCTGCTTCTTTCATACGAAGCTTACTCTTTGAAACTTTCAAGCCACGTTCGGTTAATAATTCTTCAGCCTGTTCCAGGTCTATCGGAAATCCCTTACGATATAATTCTGGAATGATAACTTTCGTATCTATTTTTTCAGTCGGTTTATTCTGTGCGTTATCTATTGCTTTTTCGACCAAAGGTGTAACTGCAGTAATCAAACCGCCAACAGCTCCGATTGCTCCTATGACACCCGAAATATTCTTATTCGATTTCGTTCCCATACAATCACCCTTTCCATACTTAAGTAGGAATTTAGGGCAAATAAAAAGTGCGCCCCAATTTGAGAGACGCACCGAAAAAGCGCATCTCTTATTGTTGCCACACAATCCTCTTCGCCGTTCAAGGGTACGAGTAAAAGAGAATACACTTTTTACCAAAGTTATTCCCTCGAACGCGATTTCATTATTAGATTGTGTGGCTCTTATAGTATAGCATGAAGCACACAAAATGGAAAGTGGATTCTGTAGCAGGATCCTATGCCACAAGCATCTTAGCACGCTTTGCCATATCATCGTAAATAACCTTGGTTCCATCTTCCAAATATACGACAATGCTCATGTAGTTGTACGGACGGTAATCCTGGGCTTCTTTCGATAACCGCGGATACACCGATTTGAAATTATTGAAAATATCTTTCCATGTTACCTTTCTCTTTACATTCACGGCAAACCTCCTATCGGATACAATCCACCAAATGGATATCCACAATACGAAGCTCCGGCACCTGAATAAAAATCCCTAGGAATGGTATAACCGAACATCACATCTTCAAAAGATTGATACGGCGGATTATCAACCCATAGCCATTCTTGTGATATGGCGATTTCATTTTTCATCGTCACATGTGCACCATTCGGAATATCTTTATTCACTCGTAAATGATACGGAAAATGTTCGCACAACCAATCCTCGACCAATTTCTTATCGTAAGTCATAAAATCACCTCTTTCTTGCTTCTGGTCAAAAACCCACTTTTATTCGCCTATTACTATATATTTTTAAACTTTCTATCATAATAGTTTAGTATTAAAAGTGGGAAAGTGGGCAGAAAGCCCGCAAACCCGCATAAATACTGGGTTTTTGCTGGTCAAATCCGGGTTTTTGAAAGTGGGCAAAACCGGGCAAATGGCCAGAAATTTGACCAAAATTCATAAATTTTCTCCAAATTGACACCAATTTTTCAGTTCTGGTCAAAAATATCCGGGATTTGGTCAAATCCTAAAACCAAAAAGTGGGCAGAAAAATGACCTGTTACTACAAAGATTTTTAACCTAGATTAGCTGAAATCGGTCAGAAATTCCGTCTCTGATAGGGCAAATTGCGCTTCACAACAGGCTTATAATTGTACGTAGACATCTTAGAATCCGGCACACGCCTTACAGATTTAAGCTTCCGACCGGTGCGAATTTTACGATTCCCTTCCTCAGAAGCATACATACGCCAGAAGGCTTCACTCAAATCTTTAGCCAGTTTCTCCATCGGCTCCAAAACTTTGTTCCACGCCTCTGCCAAAGTTTCGCACGCTTTCTGTAATTCTTCCATAGTCATCATAAACTCTCCTTTACGTCATAAACGCGGTTTAATGATACTTTGGTGATTTTGCCGTCCTTTTGAACCATTGCATAGTCACCGCTCCAAAATCCAGTTCCGACCTGCAATAATTCATAAGTATCGGTATTCGATTTACATCTACTGCAATCATCAACCACGTTGAACATTTCCTGAGTAGCTATACAAGCAGAACAGGTTGAATAGTTGGGTCTCACCTTGCAGATTTTCATCTCGCCTACCTCCAAACCTTTCCAGTTCTTTTATCCTTCAATACAACTCGTCCCTCGATATGGAAATCCGCCAATTCGCAAAGTGAAAACAGGGTATTCAGTAACTGATGAAATCTCATGTCATCCTTGTCCTGTTCCTGCTCCACGTTCTTAATCGCATTGTAAGCGGTCGGATCATTGTAACCCTCTGCATTTTTTCTGTCGTCCTTAGCTGTCATCTCTACCTCCCCATCTCATAGAATCGTCCATCCACATTGCAGCATTCATAACAGACAGAACTATATATCCGCCGAAAATAAGAATAGCTGTCAGAACGATAATTCCTAAAATTAAATATTCCATTTACTTGCCCTCCACTTCTTCTAATCGCACACCGCCGTACACCCATAGATCCTCTTTGAGCTTGTCTATATCCAACTCATCGTTTTGCCACTTTTCATAATATTCGAGAACATACTCTGTAAACTCTGGAATCCGCTTTGCATATGACTTCGGCCAATAATGATCCATCAACACTTCAAGCGGCAGAGTAAGCAGAAGAATCATCGCCTGATTGATAGCATCATTTGTAGCCTCCTGCTTAACTCTATCCAGTTCACCAGATATCTTTTCTCGAACCAGGGCATCTAACTGAGCTCTTGTCAGATTGTATGTAGCGGTCTTAGCTTTCTCCTCACACTTCTGTGCTCTTCTCCTTTCAGCCCGGCCCATACCGCCGCCTCCTTAATCCATAATGCAGTTTTCTCTCGATACAAAGAGCAAAATACCCACCATCAAGGCAAATAAAAAGAACGTTGCATCCCACTCAATCGGGATTGTCAACGCTCCAAGTATGATGAATATGCTTCCGTATATCTTATTCTTAATCAAGTCTCTTCTCAACATGATCTTTCTCCTCTTTTGATTTTGCGATACCAGCTGCTACATCGTCCATTTTTGTCTTGACTCCGGCTTCTCTGAACCGTCCGTATGCTCTCGCTGTAGCACAGTGTTCGATACACTTCATAACCCGGTCAACCAGTGTATAGAGGCATATATAGCCGATAAGAAACATGATGATAATCTGAATAACTGTAAAATGCATAAATTTAATCCTCCATCTTTTCAAATAATAAAATGCCCATCATTACGTAAATGTCACAAATCAATACACTCTCGTTTCTGATAAAAGACAGTATGGAACCACATATCGTGACAATTAAGATGCATAAAATGTATTTACGCCACTTTTTCATTAGTACCTCCAGTAATCAATTCCGAATACGGAAGATCTTCAATCCATTTGCAGAAACTCCGCCACTCGTCAAGCTTGTGAT